CAACTTGAGTGGACATTCTGTCAGACATTCCTTCAAGAGTACGTCAGGAAGGAGGGTTGGCCCAACCTTGTTTTCTCTGAGGCTGGGAAAAAGACTGAGCTTTACCGTCTCTTCGCCCTTCGAGCGCGAAGGTTACACGCCGGTTCCTACCCCTTGGAAGACTGGAAAGAGTGCGAATTCACTCGAGTCTTCGAAATAGACTACGCAGTCAACTACCTTGAGTTGATGGACGACAAATCTATATCTTACTACCGCGGAAACCTAGCCGCAGCATGGGACGACGATGTTGAACCTACCAGCCATAGACGCCTACTACTCGAGATGCTCAGTCGTGACGACTTGGACATGAAAGAGATAGCACACCGAGTGATGAGGCGCCAAATCCCACTCGACTGGTTGGTTGTCTGTCTATACCCCAAAGAGCGCGAGTTCAAACTATCCCCTCGAATGTTTGCTATGATGGTAATAGAGATGAGGACATTCTTCGCTATGCATGAAATGAATTTGGCAGACAATATCCTTCCATATATTCCAGAGTTGACTATGACGAAATCGCAAGGAGACGTTAGCAAGATCTTTTTGGACCTTACCAAGCCAATACCCCCAGGTGATATCCTTAACGTCTTTATTGAGTTTGACTTCAAGAAGTGGAACTCCCTTTGGAGAAAGCTTGCAGTACATGCCATCGGGCGTAGAATCGACACTCTTCATGACAGCCCAGGGTTTTTCTCGTTTGTACATGATTTCTTCGAGAACTGCCTCATGGTCGTTAGAACTCGAGAACTTAGGCCTCTAGGTATAGAGACTAGCTGGCCTCCGGAGACTCTTCTAGCTTGGTACAAACACATAGGGGGGTGTGAAGGAATAGTGCAGAAAAAATGGTCTATTGCTACATCGTGCGAGATCAAGTGGGCTCTTCGTAAGCTGGCGGTTAGCTTCAAGCTTGTAGGTCAGGGTGATAACCAGGTTGTCTCTGCTCAATGGAAGTCTCCTGCTACCGGAACTAGAAAGGAGAACCTTGTGAAAATGAAAGAGGAAATTGTCTCTAGAGTGGCAGCAACTTGTAGGTTAGTGCACCAGGAACTAAACCCTGATGAGTGTCTTGAGTCCACTACAGTAATTACCTTTAGTAAAAACGTGTACGTTGGAGGGGTTTACTACCCCACGTCGCTGAAGTTTCACAGTCGTCTGTTCCCTCAT